CGGAACCTATATCGGAACGGTACATTTCAATATTGAGGTAAGGGATGTCGGATAATAGGCTGCCCTCGCCTCTATTGTGCATAAAGGCCAGCGTGCGGATCCTTTCCGGTCGCTGGTGTGCATTTGGGCCCGGTTTGCCGGGCTCTTTTGCCCTCTCCGGATCAAGCCTCTGACTTATTTCAGCGGTTGAATTTTACAATAAAATGGCATATAATTTTTCTATATTCTGCTGGTGGATTTGCGGCGTTCTTCCTTTGCATAAAAGCGAAGGAGAGCGCCGCATCTGCTCATATGGTGCGATTTCTCGGCTATTATCGTGTATCGCTTATTGTATTTTTTTATATTTTGGTGTATAATATAGGCAATTCTTCGAGAGTCATGAAAAACTCGCAGCCTTGATCTTGAAACCTGTGCTTGATCAATGCGGCGGGTTTTTCTTTTGCCTCCTGATCTGGAGACATAAAAAAGAGCAGCGCCATGGCCATTTATGACGCCGCTCCATCTATATAATCAGCTACGGCCCGACGGCCTGCGCTTACCTTTGAGCCGCTGCTGTATCATTTCCAAATGGATTGCTTTGGCGGGATCTGGAGCTTGGGCCTGTTCCCATTACTGAAAAATAGCTCGAAAATGTCTTGCTCGGTTATCCGGCCGCCGGCGATCAGCTTCCGGATGAAGCCAGCGATCTCCCCGGCCGAACACTCCGGGCTCATAAGTCTGGCCATGGCCTTCTCTGGATCAATAGGCTCGCCCTTGAGGGCTGCGCAGTCGAGCAGCTGCTCGAGGGCTTCCATGTTCTCAGGATCCGGATCCATGTCATCTGCCACCTGATGCTTGCAGGTGAGAACGATATAAAATAAAGCTGTTGACGGTTTCGAGATCACGACTTTCCCGAGGTGAGGCACCCGGAAGAACGTCAGGATCCTGTCGAGTATGCCGTATTTTTTTACCATGATCATGAAGTTTTACCTCCTCTTTTTGTGGTCAGTATGCTGCCGGTTTCCCGAGTCCTCGCCTCATACGCTGCTTTCCTTTTCTCGTATGCTTCAGGATCGAACCTATGCTCTGAGAGAGTCAGGAGAACCGCGTCGGTATGCTTCTTGATCTCCCGGGAGATTTCTGCGGCACTATCTAACTTGTGGATCCCCTTCAGCTTCCCCGGCAGCTCGGTGATCAACTCGTCAATGAGCAGCAGCATATCAGTAGTCGCGGCCTCCACCAGCTCGCTCCGGATCAATTGGCTCTCCAGCTCCTCGAGCTCCAGAGCTGCGAGTTTGGCCTTGGTTTCCTTCAGGCTGGCCTCTGCTTCCTGTGCCCTCAGCTGCGTGTCTTTATCCTTGACGTTCTCCTTCTCCGCGACCTTGACTTGAAGGTGGGCTATATATTCCTTGATGGTCTTTAGCAGATCATACTTATAGCCGCCTTTATTGCTGACGGCGTGGATCACTCCGTTTCTGGTAAGTGTCTGCACCCATTGAGTAGACACTCCGAAGATTTGCGCAATAGTCGAGCTGTTAACGAGTTTGGTCGTTGTCTTTCCTTCCATGATATCCTCCTTTCTGAGCCTCTGTAAGGCTCTGTGTGGCTTTCTGTTTTATGGGTATGTTCTTACTCTTACCCGGTTTATTTGTTATCGATAGAGCTGCATTTTTTGCGGTCAACGCCCATATGGGACAAAGCAAAGTACCCAAAAAAATTTTTTTCGTAACTACAGACTCCGAGGGCTCGCCAGCACCGCAGGCTTTTTCATGCGCTGGAAGAACCTACTCAACTTCTGCGAGGATGTCCTCTGCTCTCCGGATGGCCGCCACGCTTCACCATGGCCCCGCCTTGCCCTTCTTTTGGCCTTGGTCGAGTGGGTTAGGTCGTCTCATGTTCCTCCCGTCGTTTAACGGCCATTCTGGAGCGTCTGGTGGCCCGTCCTTGGTCATAGGGCCCGGCGCTTGATCCGGATCCCGGTTCCACTCCTCGGCAGTGGTCTCGGCCCATAGCTTGGATGCGTACATGAAGCCCTCGATGAAGCCCTGCATATGACCGCCGGCCATGGCCTCGATCATGGTGGCCTCTGCCTCGGTCTCCATTCCTTCCCGGATCAGATCCTTCAGGCGATCGGATGCGTGGGCCCGGGCCTCGTCGTATATGGACTGGTTGGCTGTCTCGTGCTCGGTGCTTTCTATGTACTGGGTGTATATATGCTGTGCTGCTCTTTCCATGTTTGCCTCCTTTGGATGGGCCTTGCCCGGGGCTCCTTTTACTTTCCCGGGCTCTGCCCTGAGTTCCTTATGCCTTGCTTTAATATGCTGCCTGCCTTGCGAAGTTTCCGATGTCCTTCCGTGAGAGCCATCCCTCAAGCCAGTCAAAGAACTCGAACTGCTGCTCCTTCAGGCGAGCAACGAGATCCTCCTTCTGCGCTTCGCTGTATCCATTGGCCTCGATGTGCGGGCTCCATGAGAAGTAATTGTTGACGACTGTGGCCTCTGTCATGCTGCCGAGCGAGAAGTCATCAAGTCCGAGCAGTTTGCCAGCTTGGGCCCAGTAGCCAATATTTTCATCACGGTGCGCCGGATCAAAGGATATAATGGCTTCTCTGCCAGCTTCTCCCGCGATGCTAATGCCATCGGTGAAGCCTCCGGATGCGAACGCTGGGAGCCCGTCTATCGACACGACGATCGGCTGGTTCTTATCTATGACGCCGAGCAGCTCGCCGGCCTTTTTCCAGTATTCAATATTTTCCTTCCTGAACTGAGGGAGGAAGGAGATTACTGCCTCCATTCCGGCCTCACCGGCGATGCTGATGCCATCAGTGAAGCCTCCAGATGCCAGTCTCGGGATCAGCGGGATGTTGATGCCCTTGCCACCGACGAGCGGTACCCAGTCGGGGATCTTCAGCTTGTTGAGTCCCTTGAGGAATAGGTTGATCCCGTCGATGATCCAGTTTATCGGAGCTTTGAAAAGTGCCACGATGCCGTCCCATATCCCGGAGAATATCTTGACGACTGCATCCCACGCGCCCTCCCAGTTGCCGGCGAATACATTCTTCACGAAGTCGATCACGCCGCTGAACGCAATGATCAGCGCGTCGAGGATAGGCCGGATGTTATTCATTGCATTACCCAGCACCTCAGTGAACAGTCCGGAGAGCCACTCGATGATCGGGCCCAGTGGTTGAAGCACTGCATTTATGAGCTGAGAGAGTACCGCGATCAGCGGAGTGAACGCCTGACTGATCAGGTTGAGGACAGGCTGAAGCATCGCAACGATCAGGTTAAGGATCGGCCCGAGCAGTTGGATGATAATGTCCAGTATCGGCATGAGGGCCTCCAGCAGTTGCAGCACGACCGGCATAATCGCATCCATGATTTTAACAATCGGAGGAATGAGTGTTGTCAGTAGCCTGCCCCCGATATTCACGATCACCGGTAGGAGCTTCTGGAGCACTGGCAGCAGTCCATCGAATAGGTCGGTTATTAGTGGAGCCAGTACGGTCACTGTCTGCTCTATGACTGGTGCGAGTGTTTCCATTGCACTCGACACGGCCGGCATTAAGCTGTTGAGAGAGTCGAACATCGTATTGGCCAGTGGTTTGAGAGCGACTTCTGCCTGCTGCCTGAATAACTGAAGCCTCTCGGGGAAGTCCATCGTGTCCTCAGCTGCTCCCAGTATGGTCTCGCTATTTGCCTTGAGCGATGCAGTGAAGTCCTCGACTGCGAGAGTCCCGTCCCGAATAGCTGCGGCCATCGTTGAGCCGGCTCGAGCTCCGAAGATCTCGCTGGCGATGGTTGTCGCTTCGGCTGCGCTGCCTGCGTTCTTGATTTTTTCATAATAGAGCTGAAGCCCTTCGCTCGCCGAGTAGCCCTCTTTTGCCAGAGCGCCGACGCTCTTTTTCATGGCTGCCAGCACTTCATCGGTCTGCACGCCGGCCTTTTCCATCTGGCCGATTAGGGCAGTGGCATCCTCGAAGCTGTAGCCCATTTCTTGAAGCTGCGGAGCGAATTGCTGAGCCTTTTGCATGAGCTCGGTGAAGCCGATGCCTGTCGCTTGGCTGGCCTTAAATACGAAGTCCATGGCCTCGCCCATCTTTTCGGCGTCGATGTTCCACGCTTGGAAGGCTTGAGACGATCCCTCGATGACTCCGTTCAGGTCATCCCCCAGCATATTGCTGACTTGGAGGGCCTGCTTTGAGATCTCCTGAAGGGGTTCGCCGGTCAGTCCGAGGCGGGTGTTGTAGTCGGCGATGGCCTTGCTGGCGTCCTCCATGGTCGTCGGCACGCTTTTGTATACCTCGTCGAAGTCCGACATCAGGGCGTCAAGGGCTTCGCCGGTTGCACCGGTTCCGATACGGATCGCATCCGTGGCTTCATCGAATTGGCCGCCGAGATCTGCGAGATACTTGCCGGCTTCCATGACGGCCTTGCCTGTGGCGATCGCTATGCCGCCTATGGCAGCTCCAGAGGCCAGCGCTTTGACGTTGATCCCATCGAGCTTGCTGACGACGTCTTTTACTGACTTGCCGAGGGTCGGGCTAATACTACCAGCTACTTCGACGATGGCCTGTAATGCTTTATTCTTCATCTCCTTCACTTCCCTGTAAAATCTCTATTTTCATGATTATGACCTCCTTGTTGTGTTATTTTTGCAGCCTTGCTGCTTTGGTGTTTCTGCCTCAGTATGTAGAGGAGGGTCTTTCCCGGTCTTTACTTTATGCACGGCACTCACCTCCTTCCAGTGTTCCAGTCAGTAGCGGCCGACGCAATATCCGGGAGCTTGCCCGGAGTTTCCCTCGGGCCCTGCTCTTGTTCCTGCTATTTGAGGGCCTGCTCGACATTATGGTTGAGCCTGTTGATCAGGAGCTCGTCGAGGTTCTTCTGGATCTCTTGGCTGACTTTCTCGTTGGTGATCATCTGCGGTATGCTCAGAGTCTTGATTGCTTTGATCGGAAGCCGAGCGTCGCCTTTCCTTTGGAATGGAATGTCTGTCCCTCCTTTGTTGGATCCGAGGAATACGTTCGGCCCGAGTCCCTTTCGCTGGCCTTTTATAATCTCGGCCGTGATGGTCTGCGGCTTTGCCTTTTTGATGGTCTTGCCGTTCTCGTCCTTGATGCTCTTGGATCTGGTCGTCGGTTTCATTTTGAAGTGTGTAGGAGTGAGTGGCCGGCCTTCATATGTCAGCTGGATGGTGTCAATTACCTGCGAGGACTTGATGACTTTCGCCGTGCCTTTGGCTATCTTGCCGGCCTTTGTTACGTCTCCGGACTTGATGCTGTATGTGGCGGTGACTGCTTTTGTCACCTGAGCAGGCGCTCTATTCTTGAGATCGCTCACCGTCCGTTTGATGGCCTTCTCGGAGTCTTTGTTGATGTTCTCCAGCTTCTTGACGAGCTTCTTGTACTCCTTAATCCCGCCGGTAATGCCTTTGCTCGATGCCATTATGACCGCCTCCCATCACTTGGAGCCGCTGGGCTGAACCTGCTGGCTGTTGTGTATCTTCAGGAGCTCGTCGATTTCAACCGTTGACTCCTTGGGGAGCTGCCCCTTGTAGGCATCGACTACGAGCTGCATCTCCGGATTAGTATCCTGTGGAGCTTTGCCCTGATAGTAGTCTGCGATCTTCTTGGCCTCCAGCTCCTCGGCTGTCATGTTGCCGGCTGCCGGTAGGGTGGATCCTGCTGCTCCCTTTATAGCCTTGTATGTGTTGACGATCAGGGCCACCTCGTCCTCAAGCGAAGGATCTGCGGGCCCCTCTGTGCTGCCGTGTGCTGTGGCTGCCTTGGCTGCCTTGTATGCTTCAGCGATAGCCCGGGCATCTGCCGCGATCTCGTGCTTAATGGTCTCGGTTACGAAGCCCCTGATATAAGGATCTGCCATGTACTCCCTGAGCATGGCCGCTTCCTCTCCAGTGAGGCCCCCGGCCTGCTGCTTCTTAATCAGGCCGACGGCTGCGAACCGTCTGACCTGAAGAT